TGATATACTACAACGGGCAACAGAGTATTATTGAATTCATTAAGGGAAGACTCCGGTGATCTTCATATCTCGATTCGTTCCAGCGGGTACTCCTGTGCCCGCCCCTCACCTTTTTGAAGCGGCCCATGCTGAGTTTTTAGAGCTTGGGGTTATGGACAGAAAAGCGTGGGTAGGAAATGCGCTAGCCATGCACTCTGAGCAGGACCATTGGCAGATAGGTATTCTGGTAGATGGTAAGGCTGTAGGAGGTGTGTGCTTCTGCGCAGGCTTCGATCCACATGTTGGCGAGTGCGCTATTGTCCTAAGCAATTACGTATTACCGGAATACCGAAGCAAGAGCATCGGCTTTAGGTGTTTCCGAGAAGTGGTGCGAGTGGCAACTCGTGCCGGGTTCAAGATGCTTGCGTATACTCACCGCGAAAAAGACTGGGTATACAGAACGATCTACAGGAGACTGTAATTGAAATCACCTAAAGTTAGTAAGTCTGCTCAATTGGCTCAAGCTAAAGCTGAGGCTGCACAAGCGGCTGCTCAAGAAGCTGCCAATAACTTGCAGAAGAACTTTGCTGCTGATCTTACTACGGATAACGCTGCGCAGGTAGTAGCAGGAGGTATTGCCGAGACTACTGATATGGCGACAGCAACAAACCCAAAGAAGCGGCGTACTGCCGGTAGCGTGTCTAGCCAACTCGGTATCGTCTAATGAATATCTCCCACAAGGCGCTGTTCAATAAACTGCGAGACGATTCGCTGCTACTCAAGTGCGAGCAGTACGCGAAATGGACCTTGCCGCAGTTGATGGCAGACTTAAGCCTTTCTCGTGGGACTACTCAACTTGTAGTAGAGCGAGACTACCAAGAGATTGGTGCGCTGCTAGTCAATCACCTTGCGCCTAAACTAGTAAAGCTGCTATTCCCAACGACTGCCCCATTCTTCCGCATCGAGACTTCAGAATCTCTGCGTGAAGCTATGGCGCAACAGGGTATGCAACCTAACGACATTCAGATAGCGTTTGCTAGGGCTGAGGCCGATGCAGTCAAAGAACTGTTCAAGAATGCCTCGTATGCCCAGTTGATCTTGATGCTCAAGCATTTGATCGTGACTGGGAACGCACTACTGTACCGCGATTCAGAGAACAAACGATGCTGCACGTATGGCTTGCAGTCCTACGTTACCAGACGCGATGGTAAAGGACAATTGCTCGACTGCGTACTCCGTGAGTACACCTTCGTTGAGGGATTAGCGCCAGATGTGCAGGAGACACTGCGCATCGCAAATAAGACTAAGTACGGTGCCCCTGAACAACAGGTAGAAGTCTACACCAGAATTCACAGGGTAGTGAAGGATAAGAAGTTCTGCTACGAAGTGACTCAGGAAGTGGATGAGTACCCGGTTGGGGAACTAGGAACTTACCCAGAACATCTCTGCCCTTGGCTTCCTGTCACGTGGTCGCTTATCATTGGTGAGCACTACGGTCGGGGCCTTGTCGAAGACTTCGCTGGTGGGTTTGCTAAACTCTCGGACGTATCAGAAGCTCATACGCTGTATATGATCGAAGCTATGCGCGTCATCAATCTGGTATCTGGCACTGCCGGTACAGACATCGACGACATCGCTAATGCTGAAACTGGGGAGTACCTTAGAGGCGACCCAGCAGCGGTCCAAGCACACGAGACTGGCGACGCTCAGAAAATGGCTATCGCTTCACAAGCTATCGAGGAGTTGTTTGGTCGGTTGGCTAAAGCCTTCATGTATCAGGCGAATACGCGTGATGCAGAACGGGTAACGGCTTATGAACTACAACGTGACGCTCAAGAGGCTGAGAACACTCTCGGGGGTGCGTACAGCATGCTCAGTACAGCTACGCAGATTCCGCTTGCGCATATCCTACTGGTGGAGACTCATGGTAGCATGCTTCCGGGCCTTATCGACGGCAGCATCAAGCTAGACATCACCGCCGGTATTCCTGCGCTTGGTAGAACTGGTGACGTTCAGAATCTCCTCATGGCATCTCAGGAAGTAGCTGCGGTAGCTCCTATCACGCAGATGGATAAACGTATCTCCTTGCCCAAGGTTGTAGATATGATTAAGTCTGGTCGTTCAGTTGATACCAGCACAATCTACTACTCCGAAGAAGAACATGCAGCTAACATGCAGGCAGAGATGCAAGCCCAACAAGGTATGCAGCAACTACAGGCATCAGCCCAAGCTGCTCAACAACTTGAACAAATGAATGAAGGAATGGTATGACGCAAGTAGTCCCGACAGATGGCTTTAGTGTACCCGGAGCACAACCGAACATCCCGCCGCAGAACATGCAACCGGGAGTAGTTGTGCCACCTAGTGCGGAGCCAGCCCCAACTGCACCAGCAGTGCAGCCTGCTCCGACTAGTCCTGATCTTGCCGCCGCTATCGCTGCACTCACAGCCGCCTTGCCACAACCTGCGCAATCCCAAGCTCCAGAAGAACCAGAACCGGGTACCTCGGATGATCTAAACTCCTACGATGTAGCGAGTATCGATGACCCGATTATCCGCAGTATGGCTACGGTTCTCCAGACGGTTGGTAAGGACATTGATCTTAACCGCGCTATTGGTGCTGCTCTAGACCGTGGTGACGCCTCTCTTGTTGATGTAGCTTATCTCAAAGAGAAGGGCGGGGCTAACGCAGAGCAGCTTATTACCATCTCGAAGGAGATTGTAAAAGCGGTAGAGGCCAAGGCTACTGAAGTCACAGCGCGAGTGTATGCCCTTGCTGGTAACGAGGATGCGTGGAATGCCAGTGCCGCCTCTTTCAACCAAGCTGCACCACAAGAGCTTAGGCTTGTAGTTAAGCAGATGCTCGATTCCAAGCAACCCAACCTTATCGAAGCAGGAGCTAAGATTGTCGTACAGTTCGGTAAAAATTCCGGTATGATCCCGAATCCAGCACCTCTTGTGCAGACAGGTGCGGCTAGCATGCCGTCTGCTACTGCTATGGATAAATACGAGTTCCAAGCGGAACTGCGCAAGCTGGACCCGCAGGATCGGCAATACACTCAGAAACGCAACGAACTCTTCGCTAGGCGTCAGCTTGGTAAGAAGCTCGGTAAGTAAACAACACAGCTTAACTTTCGCCCGCCTGCTCCCTTCATTCGGGAAGGTGGGCATTTTCATTTGTATTAAAGGAAATTAAATGACTGCTACTTCGTACGCTGCAACTAACTCCCGCGCTCATTGGGCTGGCGCAGATGCCGACATCGACATCCATCTTGAAGCCTATGAGGGCGACATTGACGGCTCGTTCCGTGTTGAGTCGCTCTTCCGCTCGTCTGCTCTGACGAACTTCAAACCCATCTCTGGCACGAATACGTGGCGTGGTGATCGCATTGGTGGTGTGTCTGTTAAGGGACGCCAGTCTGGTGTTGCTCTCGATAGCTCGCGGATCGTTAACGAGAAATTCTTGGTGACTGTCGATACGACTTCGTACATCCGTACGCCGATTGATTATCAGGATGATTGGACCGCCCCGGACTTCCAATCCGAGTACAGCCAAGAACACGGCACGGCTCACGCTAAGGCGTTCGACCAAGCTCACATTATCCAGCTTATCAAGGCTGGCTCGTGGGTTGCCCCGGCTGCCCTCAAGGCTTCCGGTGCGTTCTATGATGGTATCTCGCTTGCGATGACCGGATACGCTGCTGCGACTGACCTCTCGGTTAAGGCTGACATGATCGTTGCGAAGCACAAGGATGCCCTCGCCACGTTCGTTACGCGTGACCTCGGCGGCTCACTGGCTGAGTTCGTTACGCTGATCGAGCCGGATACGTTCAACGTTCTGCTTGAGCATGATAAGCTGATGAACGTTGAGTTCCAAGGCAACCAAGGCGACAATAACTTCGCTATGCGGCGTATCGCTTGGCTGAACGGTATCCGAGTTATCGAGACTCCGCGATTCCCGACCTCGGCTATCGCTTCGCACTTCCTTGGTGCTGCGTTCAACGTATCGGCTACGGAAGCTAAGGCTCGCATGATTATCTTCCACCCGCGCAAGACGCTTGTTACCATCGAAGCGAAGCCGATGACCGTGCGTATGTGGGACGACGAAGCGGAGTTCAACAACGTCCTCGACTCGTACACGATGTACACTGTTGGTCTGCGGCGCGGCGATGCCGTTGCTGTCGTCAGCACCGACTAATAAAACTAAGGGAATCTTACCGCAAGGTAGGGTTCCCTTTTTTTCGTCTATAG